CCACGGCATCAGCGAAACTTGCAACATCCCAAACGGTGGGTCTCATGACCTTCTTTTCCACCTCGCCAAACAGCTTGATGTCGACGGGCACGTCCAGCCTCTTGTACACGGCGTGTGCAACAACGTGGTTGATCACCCTCACTATCTTGTCTCCGAGAGCAGATTTGACGACCTTCTTGGTGTTGTTGTAAAGCTGGTCCATAATGTCGATCCACGAGGACCCGGCTTGGTGCCAGGTGAACTCTACATGCAACTCGTGAGCAAAACTGTGAATGAGACGCGCTGCACTTCCAGTGACTGAGCAACCAGACATGGTGTGGTAAAAAGTCGTGAGGGCAGTAGCCACCCCGCGGGTACTAGTGGCGTCGCGGAGCTGCCAATAGAGAGCGAAACATGCCTCGGCGTACATGATGTAACCGTCGGTGCTGGGTCCGTGCAAGAACCCAAACGGGGTGTTCCTAACTTGTGTGTTCTTAGCGAGTACTGCTCGACTAAGAGAAACCTCAAAGACGTATAGGAAATCAGTGAGTTTCTCGTTCTTGACAATGCGCTTGATGTTCATATTTGTTCGTGTCTGGTTCTGAAATAGGTTGTTTCTTTGGCCCCTAGATTGCCGCACCTAGTTTTAATTCAACAAACTAGGAAGTCTACCGGAGTACCGGACATGAGCCACAATTGGGCCACAACGTATAACCTTGCCAGGCAGGCCTCGGTTGCAACTGCGACTGTACCTTGCCACTACTTAACTTTTCACGTCGTCCTATAGGAGCGGAGAGGTGTTTGCGTAGATTGCTAGTAGGATTCAGAAATGGCTTAATATTTGACTCAAGCTTTTACTATGAGAGCTTATTCAGTGATTTTTGTGGGTGTAAATTTTTATAGCATTTGTCTCTCACAGAAGGATCATTCCACTATGTGTTACGGATTTACCGAAATTCGTACTCGATTGACACGTGGGGTCAGAGACCGAAATGTCCTGATAAAGGTTTTAAAGAGAACCAGTAAACTAGACTAGCCTTGCTTAAGGGCATACTCATTATTGAAAACATATACATTGGGGTGGTTTACCACCATCGGATTTAGAAAAGAGAAGTCCTTTATTGCCTCAGTGTAAAGTGATGATGCGCTGCGTAAGTGTAATCCCAATTGCCTAAGTGTAAGCTAAAACAAGTAGGGGTTGGGGTAAACAAATACGGTTCGCTATACATTTAAACAAAAAGGGAGTCATAGACTTCAATCTGGCCGACCTTCCAAGGTCGCCAATAA